AAAGCAGTGATAATAACAACCGATACAACGTACATTTACCACGGCGGTACGGTTAAGTTTCCAAAGAGCAAATAACACTATGTTTAACAAATAAAGTTTACTACAATGAACGAAGAAAAAAGAAACGCATTTGATGAGTTTAGTTTTGCCGCTTTGTCGGCTTTGGGTAGCCTTATGGCGTGTAATGAAGTTTGCCGCAACCAACGTGCGGTTATGAAAATAAACCGCTTTCGTGCGTGGCTTATGGACTTGAAGCCGCAAGCCAACCCCGAACCGAATTTGCCGTTTGACGTCGAACCGCAAGGACAGACAGCCGAATAACAATTAATACCAAGTTTAACAATTAAAAGATTACTACAATGAAAAGTTTTGCAAGTAAATTTAACAAGACTACGTTTGGCATTGACACAACCGATTTTCAGTACACCAAGTTAGCCGATATTTTCAACTCTGAAAATGAGGGCGGCAAAGATGTGGTACACAAAATAAACGGGCTTTATGTCCACAAATCACAATTAGGTGACAGCCCCGTAATTATTGATGAGGAAAACAAACGGCTGGTTAACCTACCAAGCCACACCGCCGAAACGGTACGGGAAATTCTCGCCGATGATGAGGCGGTACAAACTATCAAAGACGGCAAAGTCGGGTACACAATTTACGAGTACGAGAGCCACGGCAAGAAGTGTTACTCAATTTCGTTTGTGGACTTGTAAGAGTTTGAAAAGTTATGTTTAACTTTGTAGGGGTTGCAATGTTTGTAACCCCTATTTAATATAACAGCGTTATGGTAAAAATCAAAGTTAATTTTTCGCCGTCTGTATATGCGAAAACAAGCAGGCTAGAATTAAAGAGAGATATTTTGCAAGCCGTTGAGAGTAGCCCTGAAATGCGAAAAGAGATTGCACGTGTTTTCCAAATGGCAAACAGACGTATTCAGAATATAGAGCAAAGCGGACAACTTTCGCCAGCCGTGCAAGCGTTAAACAAAGGCGATGTTAAGGGGTTTGCCAAGTTTTCAATGAAACACGATTGGAACGCCTTAAAAGTTGAGTACAGCAAGGCGATTTCGTTTTTACGCCAGCCAACCAGTACGGCGCAAGGTGCAAGGCAGTACGGGCAACACCTGCAACGTGTGTACGATTTAACGCCCGATGAGTACAACCTCATGGCAAGGAACTTGCAAGGCAAGTTAAACAGCGTTTCCGATAGTGATTTCGTGGAACGGTATTTGATGCGGTACAAGGATTTCACGGGCGAAATGGAGCAAAGCGCACGGGATATAAGCACCCAAATAGAGAGCGAAGCCGAAAGCATTTCCCGGGCGATTGACGACGAGATAGAGAGAGCCGCAAATGAAGCGGCAAACAAGATAGATGATGATATAGACCGAATACTACAAGGTTTTAATAAATTCGGGTTATGAAAAAAATACCTTTTGAGTTACAAGAAAGAATAAACAGCCCGACCGAAATTGCAAGCGTCTTGCAACGTGCCGTAAACGAAAAGAACATTATCGGAAACAGCAAGGGCGAAAGGTTTTACAACGTGCCGTGCGCTTTTGATATTGAAACAACAAGTTTTTACCGTGATACGGACGGACGGGCGTACACATACGAGCAAATGCAGCGTATGCAGGACAGGAACGGGCGCAAAGCGAAATTAGAGAAAGCCGCAATAATGTACGTTTGGCAGTTTGGCATAAACGGATATACGATAATGGGGCGCACGTGGGGCGAGTTTGTCACGATGATGCAGACCGTAAGCGAGGTTTTGCAACTGAATGACAAATTACGCCTTATTGTGTATGTGCATAACCTTTCATACGAATTTCAGTTTTTGCGCAAGTGGTTTGAGTGGCAACGGGTTTTCAGTATTGATTTGCGCAAACCGATTTACGCAATAACAACGGGCAACATTGAGTTTAGATGCAGTTACTTGCTTTCGGGTTATTCGCTTGCAAAGTTGGGCGAGCAACTTATGAAATACAAGTGTGCAAAAGCCGTGGGCGATTTGGACTACCAGCAAATAAGGCACAGCGAAACGCCGCTAACTGATGCGGAAATACATTACTGCATAAACGATATTAAAGTAGTTATGTGCTACATACAAGAACGTATCGAGGAAAGCAAAGGGATAACGCACATACCGATAACAAAGACGGGGTTTGTACGCAAGTATTGCCGTGCGCATTGCTTACGTGAAAAAAGCGATGCAGGAAAGACCGTACCGAATTGGGATTACGTAAACTTGATGCAGGAACTACAAATTACGGGTATGAATGAATTTAATATGCTGCAACGTGCGTTTGCAGGCGGTTTTACACACGCAAACGCCGAATATACAGACGAAATAATGTATAACGTGGATAGTTACGACTTTACAAGCAGTTACCCGTATGTAATGATAGCGGAAAAATACCCGATGTCGCAAGGCGTTGCGATAACGGTTAAGAGCATGGCGCAATTCGAGTTTTTAATATCAAAGTATTGTTGCGTGTTCGATATTGAGTTTACCAACATATTTGCCAGCGAAACGCAAGACAACCCGATAAGTGCAAGCAAATGTTTCGTGAAAGAAAACCCGTGCGAGAATAACGGGCGTATTGTGGCGGCTGCAAAAATTGCGCTGACAATTACGGACGTTGACTTTCATATAATCAAAAACTTTTATTCGTGGGAAAGTATGCGAGTCGGTGAAATGTATTGTTACAAGAAAGAGTATTTGCCGACCCCGTTTGTAAAATCAATCTTGCATTTGTACGAAAGCAAGACGAAATTAAAAGGCGTTGAGGGCAAAGAGGTGGAATATCTTAACAGCAAGGAAATGTTAAACAGTTGTTACGGTATGAGTGTTACCAACCCTTTGCGTGATGAATTTACCTATAACGGCGAATGGGATATTAACTCAATGACAGACGAACAAAAACAAGAACTTTTATACAAGTACAACACCAGCAAAAACCGTTTCTTGTTTTACCCGTGGGGCATTTTCGTAACCGCATACGCACGGCGCAACCTTTTCACGGGCATACATGAAGCGAAAGACGATTATATTTACAGCGACACCGACAGCATTAAAATAATGAACGGCAAAGCGCATGAAGCGTATTTCAAGGCTTATAATATGCAGGTGCAAATGAAATTGCGTGCCGCCTGCAAGTACCACGGTTTGCCGTTTTCCCTTTGCGAACCTCAAACGATAAAAGGCATAACAAAGACTTTGGGCGTGTGGGATTTCGAGGGTACATATACACGGTTTAAGACTTTGGGCGCAAAACGCTACATGGTGCAGGAAACGAACGCACTAAAAGCCAACGGACGGGCATACGATTTCAGTTTAACCGTTTCGGGCGTAAACAAAAAAGCCGCAATTCCCTACCTTATTGAAAAGTACGGCGCAAACGGGATATTCGATGCGTTCACTAATTATCTGGATATTCCACCGCAAGCAACGGGCAAAAACATACATACGTACATAGACTACGAGATACAAGGCGAGATAACCGACTACAAAGGCAGCACGGCGCATTACAACGAACGCACGGGCGTACATTTAGAGCCGACTGGATACAGCCTTTCCCTTTCGGTTATGTATATAAATTATTTGCGAGGTATTAAATTTAAGGACTAAAATAATAAGAGTATGGCAACAAGAAAGACAAAGACAGACAAGCCGAAATTTTACGACTTGAAAGCGATTTTAAGCAAGAACGCCGACTATAATGTTATATTTGGCGAACGGTCAAACGGCAAGACTTATGCAGCCTTAAAATATGGTTTGGAAAACTATATCAAGACGGGCAAGCAAATGGCATACATACGCCGTTGGCGTGAGGATTTGAGGGGCAAACGTGCCGAAAGTCTGTTTGCAAACCACGTGGCAAACGGGCTTATTGAGGAACTGACAGAGGGCAAATTTAATGAAGTGTTCTATATGTCTAACAAGTGGTTTTTATCTTTCTACGATGCAGAGAAAAACAAGCGGACACCCGACCCGACCCCGTTTTGTTACGGGTTTTGCCTTTCAGAGCAAGAACACGAAAAAAGTAGCAGTTACCCGAATGTCACAACGATAGTGTTTGACGAGTTTCTGACACGGCGGTATTATTTGCCCGATGAGTTTATGTTGTTTATGAACCTTTTAAGCACGATAATACGCCAACGCAACGATGTTAAGGTTTTCATGTTGGGGAACACCGTAAACAAGTTTTGCCCGTACTTTACGGAAATGGGTTTGAAGCAAGTGCCTTTCATGGAGCAGGGCACGATAGATATTTACCGCTTTGGCGAACACGGTGCAATAGTGGCGGTTGAGTATTGCAGCACGATAGTACAACACAAAGCCAGCAACAAGTATTTTTGTTTCGATAATCAAAACTTGCAGATGATAACGGGCGGTAAATGGGAACTTGCCGTTTATCCGCATTTGCCGTGCAAGTACAAGCCGCAAGATGTGTTGTTTGTGTACTATATCAAGTTTAACGATGTTGTTTTGCAGGGTAACATTATCCAAGTAGGCAACGAATGTTTCACGTACATACACGCAAAGACAACCCCGATAAAAGATGAGGAAAACAGCCTTATTTATTCGCTTGAAATGAACGGCAAACCGAACTACAAACGCAAGTTGTTAAGTACGGCAAGTTACGTTGAACAACAAGTCGCACGGTTTTTCGCAATAGACAAAGTTTTCTACCAAGACAACGAAGTCGGCGAGATAGTACGAAATTATTTAATTACGAGCGCAAAGACAAACATAGTTTCGTTGAAATGAAAATAACGGGCGGTTTGGGGCAAATTTCGTGCCGAACCGACCGTTTTACGAAATAAATAACTACCTTTGCAATAGGAACTAAAAATTTATTGATATGGACGCAAATACTATTATTCAAATCATTTCAAGTTTGGGTTTTCCGATTGTGATGTGTGGGGCTTTGTTTTGGTATATGGTGAAACAAAGGCAGGCGCACCAAGAAGAAACGGAACACCTAAAAGATACGATTGCGGAAAATACGAAAGTGTTAGCCGAACTTACAACTCTAATTAAAATTTTGACAGATGAAAGGGAAAGATAACATTTACAAGTTGTACCAAGCGCAAATACGTGACAAAGACACCGCCGTAACTGAATTTATGGCGAACACGTTGGCGAAAACTCAAAGTATGTTTGAGTATGAGGGTTTGCCCGACAGCATACCGCAAAAAGAATTGGAGCGGCTTTTGCAGACCACAGGCAACGCCTTTGTTACCAGCGTGGACGGGGTTTTGTATGCGCTTTCGGGCGGCAAAGGCGGCGACCCCGATGTTTACGGACGGGCAACGCTTTACACCGTGGCGAACCCTGCATTAAAGTTAAACAAAACCTACGATATACAAAAAGACGGGGTTTTGATTGAGAATGACAGCAACGGCGAAAGCCTTTTGCCGCTTATCGGGCGTTATGCGGTTTTATATACTGACGGGCTTATTTCGTTGAACACGGCAAGCATTTTGACCCGTATTACGATGCTTATAAGTGCCAGCGATGACAAGACGAAACAAAGTGCCGATGAGTTTTTGCGCAAGATACAAGACGGCGAATTTTCAATTATCGGGGAAAACGCTTTCTTCAAAGGCGTAAATATGCAGACAGCCCCGACCACAAACAGCGTGTATATTACACAACTTATTGAGTTGGTACAATACTACAAAGCGAGTATGTACAACGAATTGGGGCTAAATGCAAACTACAACATGAAACGGGAACGCCTTAATTTGGGCGAGGTAAGCATGAATGTAGATGTACTTTTGCCGTATGTGGATAATATGCTAAAAGAAAGACAAAATGCAGTTGAGAAAATTAATGCGATGTTTGATACCGAAATTTCGGTTAAACTTGCTTCAAGTTGGGGTTTGGAAAGGGATAATTACAACGCTTTGGCGGCTGATTTGGAAACGGCAAAGGAAAACCCCGACCCGACAGACGAACCCGACCCGACAGAGGAAACAACCGAAACAGACGGAAACGACACGGAAACAGAGGAAACAGAGGAAACGAAAGAAACGGAAACGGAAACGGACGGTAACGATACCGAAACAGAGGAAACAGAGGAAACAGAGGAAACAGACGAAAACAAAGATAAACAATGAAATACAGCGAACTATTTACAAAGGGTAACGGGATATTCGCAACGGTTTTCAAGACCGAATATCCGACAGAGTACGCCGCAATTTTCGGCGATACCGACCCGACCAAGTTAGACGCTTACGCCTTACTGATGTACGGCGGCAAGACCGTTGTAAACAGCATAACCAGCGACAACGCAAGCGATGTTGTTTCGGCGGGAAGGGGGGGG